TAATTATTAAATTTTAAATTAGCACTTCCATCTCTTCCTAGCTTGCCGTAGTCTGCTATTAGGGTTCTTAGCGGCTTTAGGAAATTTCTTCATCTGACCAGCGGATCTTGCACAATAGGACTTACGCCTATTAGCTGCTTTGGACCCTTTCTTCACTTTTCCAGTAACTGCGGTCTTTAACTTAGATCCTGGATTTTTTTTACGATAGGCTTTTACCCCTTTAGCCGTCATTCCCGCTCCACTTTTGGTAGGGCGGTAGTTTGCTCTTTTTCCTTTGGTAGTTCTTTTAATAGGGGTTTCTCTTTTTCTTGCCATGACGGTGTTCGCCTATCCCATTCGTTTCACGTGAAACAATCAAAAAACATTTTCCACATTGTCTACTCCTTATTCACCACGTCCAGCGGTCCCTTGATTAATCCTTTCCAGATTAACATCGGCTCTTAATAAAGCTATATCTTCTTGGGAATCTATTTTATCTCGAGCTAGTTCTAGTTTATTCTCTTCCTTACCTTCTTCAAACTCTTGTTTAACTGCAAATTCACCAGCCTTACGCTCAATGTCCATGGCCTTAATGTCTAGTTCCTTTGCACGTAGTTCAACTAAAGGATCTACTTGACCTTCAGGAGGTGGCATAAGGGCAGACATAACTTCTTGGGTGTACTGAGCGATTAACTGAGCTACTTTAGCTTCAACATCCATAGGTTCTGGTTGCATTCCCATTTCCGCTGCTTGTTGACCTTTTATAGTCATTTCCGCCATTGCCACACCCCTAGCTTTAAGTGCTATGTGCTCACATAAATGAGCTTGTAGAAGGCCAAATATAGCTGGGGTAGTAGAAGGTATAGGAGTCATCATAAAGGCTATGTGCGCTTGAATATGAGCGTCATGATCCTGTGTAGGAAAGGCTTGAAGCATTTCCTGTATCACAGATCGTGCATTCTCAATACCTGGATCTACAGGTTGAGGAGCAGTTGGTGGTGGTAGCACTGCTTCTATGTTTTGAACGCCTATTGCCTCATATATACGCTTATAAGCCTCATACATGTTGTGCATTTGAGGATTAGTTTGGGCAAGCTCTAATTGAGTCTGAGCTAAAGCCAATCTTTGCGACATTGAAAAAATATTTGGGTCCGAAACAGGAATTACATCAATGCGGTCATCGAAATCAGCTTGCTTTATACTGGCATCCGCTCCATGGACGTTATAAGGGTACGTAGGAGGTAAGGATTCCGAAAATATTCTTGCCAACATTTTAAATTCTTGTTTTTGAGCATAGTGCATCCGCTTATGTATGGCTGACATAACTTTAGATCCACGCTCAAGCAGTGCAACAGTAGTTCCAACGGCGGCGCCTTGGTTTCCATCACCTACTTGAAGGTCTGCGATAGCTGCAAATCGTCTTCCAGCATCTACAACAAAACCTAGTAGTTGCATTAATGTCTGGCTTGGTTCTTTGTAGGGTAACGGGAGGATGCTGTCTCTAAGAGCGCCACCAGGAACATCAATATCGCGAAACTCACCAGGAGAAAGAGGTTCATCAGCATCACGAATCCTAATACCCCTAGCTTTAAAGCCAGCAGGAAGGTTAGCGAGAGTACCTGCATCGATTAATTGCCTCAAAATAGAAGTTGCAGAGCGACCTAGCCCTCCAATCATGTGTAAAAGCCCAAAACCATAAAATCCTAGGCCGGGAAGGAACTTATAATGAGTAAAATATTGTATTTTTTTGTAATATTCGTCATTTTCAGCCCAGTTTCGTCTAATTGACAGTATTTTTGAGCTTCCTTCGTCCAATGTGACAATATAAGGTAACTTAATACCTGTCATTTCGCCATCTAAAGGGTTTTTATGCTCAAAACCTTCTAAATCAAGGTCTATATGCATCTCTAATAGGGTGCAATCGTCACTGTCAGAAGTTTTAGAGATACCCATAAGGTTTCTCTCTTTCTCACGAAGCTCATCCTCTATTTCATAGGGCTGTAATTCAATGTCTCTGTAAAATCCAGCAGCCTGAAACTTACGAACAGAGTTCTCAGACATACGAGTAACGTGTGTAATACGAGATGCGGAGTATAAATCAGTTGCATTGTATGGAACAACCAAGTCATCGGCTGCCACAAATCGAGAAACAGCACGATCTAGTATATCATCAAAATATGTTTTCTTAAAAGCACTTCCAGCAAGAGGAAGATAAAACAATAAACGATCCATCTCTGGATCAAATTCTTCCATAACATTAGTTATCTGGTAATTCATAAAATCTGAAACACGTTGTGACTGAGCTTCAATCTCTGGTGTAATTGCACCAAGTATCAATGTCCTGACAGGACCAGAAGCTGGAAGTAATTCTTTATAAGCTTGTGCTTGAAATTGTGTAACAGCTTCGGCAATAACTGGATGGGTAACACCACTTGAACCTCTAAATGGTTCTTCTCTGTCTTCGTATTTAACGCCTAGTAAATCTAACCCACTACGATAAGCGTCTTCCCACTCATCACGGCTGGTTTTATCATCCTCATAATAATCGATAAGTTCTGAAGAGATATCCATTAAATCACGTTCGTCTAAGAGTTCCGCTAGATTAGCATCTTGGTCAGCCATCAACTCTTCTTGGACCATTTCTTCAAAGCCTAAAACAACAGAACCATCTTCTTCCTCAGTAATGTCTGTCGGCTCCTCAATAACCTCAATCTCTTCCGAATATAAATCGTTTACCATTCCATCAAGATCTTTCTCAAGATCATCAGGAACACCTTGAGCGGGCATTGCGCCATCAATAAGAGATATGGGTGTATCAGCCATTATTTACTCACTTTCTTAAATTTTTCAAAAGTACGAAGGCCGCCCAATCCCAACATGCCCATCAGAACAGGCATCATTTCTCCCAGATCCATTCTAGGAAGTTCTACAAGATAACCTGTTTGAGCTAATATAAAAACTAAAATTGGTTGAACCACGTATGAATAACATAACGCAATCCCACAAGACCATCCAATAAAGGGACGCCAGCCCGCAACAAACACACTTCTATGGCCAGCTTCTGTTTTATTTATGTCTAGCTGCGCTAAATCGATTTTTGCCAAACTGTTGGTAAGTTGTTTTTCAATATCGCGTTCTGCTTTCGCCCTTTTTTCTTTGTCTTCGGGTAAAAACCTTCCGATAACATCCGTAACGGCAGGAAGAACTGCTGTAATCAATCCCATCATGTTTAACACCATCTTTTGTTATCTATACGTTGTACCACATTTAATTTTATAAGCCAAGTTTTCACTCTTTTATACTGGGGTGCGAACCATTATGCATTTTTTTTAATGTGGTAACATCATTTAACGCAGTTGTTAGCTCCGCCCTTATTGTAGCTATTTCCCTTGCGGCCTTATCTCGTTCAGTAGGGGATAACATACTTGCAAGCACGCTCACTCGTTGGTCTGTCAACTCTGCCTTGTCCACTCGAGTATCCAAGACGCGAAGGCGCTTTTCTACATCGGCCAAAACCTCCATAATGCTTTTTACCTGATAACGGACCACGGCAAATGCACCTGCAAGACTAGCGAAAGTGGAGCCAAGGCTAATCAAAAGTTTAGCATCGTACTCCATAATTTTAAATTATGCCTTTTTCCTTTAGGATAAAACCAATAGCACCGCCAACGATCCCTAGTATAACCAAACCGGAAACATCAAATAAAATACCAAGACCCATAACAACTGCTCCGATAGCGGCATAGCTTGAAGGTTCTGCCATTCTATCGAATACCCAATCATAAATTTTTACGACTATATCCATCTAGGTTCTCCTAATAATACTGTCTTACAAACGGAACTGTGGTAATGTCATCCTCTTCTTCGTCTGAGTCAAGTCTTACAAATCCACCTTTACGATATCTAATAAGTGCCATCGACATACTGTCACAGTAATCGTCATTATCGCCATGAGGAAACGCCGCACATTCGTCAATCACTTCTTCCGCAAACCTACGCTCTGGCGCCCAAACCTTGCCGGACTCAAAAATAGGCGCGACCATATGCATCCTTGTATGCTTATCACGGCCCTTGGACGGTGTGTAATTTACCACCGGAACACCCGTTGCCCGTAACTCGTCCGTGAGCGGTGTACCACTGGCCTTTGCCTCCACGATCACCATGTCTGGTTCCCAGTAAGTATACTCTTGAAGTGCTTTCGCTTTTAATTCAGGAAAGTCCCACCGTCCACGCTGCGCATCCATCAGTATAATGGCTTCCGGCTCCCCCTCGTTAGGCTTAAACACCCCCCATGTTGTAATGGCAGAGTAATCCGCAGTTTCTTTTTTTGAAAACGCCGTATCATAACTTTGCATAATATAACTTACGGGAGGGATGTCTTTTTTCTCCCACTTGTTCCACCACTCCTTTTTTATAATCGCACCCTCTTCGGCTACAGGATTCTGCTGCCATTGTGCATTCCACTTGCCCAAGGACAACGAAGCCTTGACCCTTAACAATTCGTCCTTCTTCCAAAACTCAGGCCATAATATATTGTCGCTGGG